ATCTCCATGAGCATCTGGGCCTCCTGACGGGGGTGGTCGGATACCTCACGATGCTTGACGCCGAAATATTGCGTCTGGTCAGCCCCCCAAAGAGCCACGGCCGGTCGGCGCGCCCTCCAGCCGCTACCCACCCCTGCCATATAGGTGGTAGTCGGTCGAACGGCCGATAGGATCCAGCCGAGACCCGCCCTAGGTCGATAGCTTGTCTCCGACTTACGCCAGACCATAGACCTGCCGTGGCAGTCGCATTCCCAGCGAACGAGGATCTTTGCCGGATGGTGACACTCAGGCTCCGGTTGGTCGCGTGCCCGCTCCCACATGCGATCACGGAAATCTCCGCACTCACACTCTTGGCGATAAGCACGGGGGCGGGCAAACTCACATTCGGTGATGGTGCAACCGCACTCGCAGTCCGAGGTCCGAACCTTCCCACAACAAACGGCCTGCCTCGACCTCTTCATCCGAAACTCCGCCACTCGCCGAGCGAGGCGGGCCTCATAGACCGCGAGCTCCTCCTCAATACTGCCAGCCTCCGGGGAAGCCGAGGGAATATCCCAAGGCTGCGCCTCAACCCCTACTCTCCGAGGGGGGGAAGGCCACTGAGGACCAAAAACATAGCTGGCAAAAGGCTGCGAAAACAGCAGGTGGCTGGCCACATCCTCTTGCACCGGGGTGACATACCAACGCATACCGGGGGGAGGCTCTTGACCCATCCCATTGAGGGCCACCGGGAGGAACAAGTTGCGACCCCTGCACTCCTCCTCAATCTGAGGCCCCCATCTCTTGAACCAGACCTTGATGGCAGCAGCCATCGACCTGAGAGGAACATGCTCAAACAAAGCGGTCACCACATGGGACGGCTTAAAGTCGTCAGTCTCCAACTTCATAATCCCGTGGAAGAGAGACCCCCGGAGAACCTGTATCCGGGTCCAATTTCCGCGGCGGAGCACATACATCTGGGAATTGATGCAAGCAAACCGTGTGCTCTCATGGCTCTTCCCCGGAGACCTCTTCAACCCAATGGACTCGGAAATGGTCCAGAAGGTATCCTCGATCGCCCGACTGCTCCTCGCTAGGCGGTCATCCCCATTGATGATGAAGCGGCGCCGCGCTGCTTCTAGGGGGATCCCGTGCAATCCATAGGCTGCCAACGTGCAGGCAGGATTGGCGGGACAAAGCAGTGGGAAAGAAGTGATCTGACCCATGAGCTGCCCGCAGGTCTTCTTCGCCCGGGGGAATTCCTTCGTGAGCATCAGGACACGGCCGTGGTACCGCACGGAGATACCCCGCCCATCGGTCTCTTGAAACCATCGACCACGGATACAAACCCCACGCGTCGGCCTGGACTCGAACTCCTTCGGGATAGCGCCATATGCGATCAACTTGTCGGCATTGTCATCCATAATGACATCGTGATACGGGTAACCCTCGGTCAGATAATCCAGAATCCAATTGGTAAGGCGAGGGTCGAGCAGGTCGGTGGCAGCAGTGAAGTCCGACGACGCCGCCATATCCCCTTCGTGGCCCAGGATCTCGTCCACGAGGTCTCCCGTAATGACCCGAGACATGGACGGGAAGAATTCGAGCTTCTTCATCTCCCTCAGGACCCTTTGTTGCCAGAGTCCGCCGACTGTGGCCCCTGCCTGAGACCCGGACGTGACCATCCGGATCTTACCACCCGCCTCTCGGACGGCCGTAGCGACCACATGCTTGCTGACCCCGGACCGGATGTCGTCCCGGGCCTCAGCCTTGACAAATGCATCCCACTCGAGCTCGCTGCGAGGATAACGGAGAGACCTTTCCAGGTGAACCTCCCCGTCCGAAGTGAACACAGGCCGTGCTGTGACCACCGGGTCCTCCCATATGCACGACTCGTCGATCCTCTCGTCCCCAAGATGGTCGAACCGACGATGGTCCTCCGCCCCCCGGGTATGATGGATAGGATACTTAACGACTCCTGTCTTCATCCGTATCTCCCAGGCCATCTTCGCCACCGGAGTCTTCGTCGCACGTACTCCATGACAGAATCTGTAAAGCCCACCGGCTTTGCCTCCCAATGCACGCTTGGCTTGAGTCGAGCCAGTGCTTTTGGGAGGGGATGTGAGGGGAATGTCCTCCCAGTTCAGTCCGGCCTTGATCTCATCGAGAATCGGCCGAATCGCCTCCTTGGCGACAAAGATAAACTCGCCGTCGGGGCGAGAAGTCTTTACCTTTGTGCAATGATCCCGTTTTCCGTTGCAGACCATCCAGTCTGATGCGTGGCCGAGGCACCCTTTCATCTTCATGAGGGACTCACTGAGCTCACACGCATTTTGCCACGGACCCTGGCAACGCTTTCGACCCTTCGTCGAGGCGCTCTGCCCCAATCTGGCATCAATCCAACGGCTGAAATTGCTGTCCAAGGGCACCTCCTGGTGCTCCGTACCGAGAAGGCGAGCAGAAAACGACTCGCAAAACTTCTTAACCTTGGAACAAACCACTGTCTCATCAACCGATAGACACAACCTCATCAGGTTAGCTCTCGCCGAGAGCTGGACCGCACGAGGGGCGCCGAAAATGCTAAGAGTCACACAGAGCTTCTCTGTGAAAGACTTCAGCACATCGTGCCCCCGCGGTTCAAAATCTAGATCCGCCTGGATCTCAGAACCTTGAATGTTACCCCCCAG